AAGAAGTTAAAATTGACGAAAACGATGATGCTCGAGATTTTGTAGTATCAAAAGGCCATCGAACAGTTCCACAAATTTATCTCAATGGCAATTTATTTGTTGATGGTGGGTTCCAAGGTTTAAGTAAACTTAGCACAGACGAAATCAATGCTCGTTTAACTAATAATCTAGGAACATTATGAACATAGAAGCAAACCAAGTTTACATTTTTAAATTGGTCACTGGTGAAGAATTGATTGCTCGAGTTGAGCAATCACATGACAATTATTTGGTAATTTCAAATCCCATCAGCGTGGTGATCTCTCCCCAAGGTCTACAAATGATACCAACCTTGCTTTCTGCAAAACAGGAGGCACATGTACGACTAAATAGTAATAGTTATTCAATGGTATCAGAACCGAGAGAAGATGTCGCGGATAGTTATCGCCAAGCAACAACTGGTATTACGGTTCCCCCAAGAAAACAAATTATTACAGGATAATGTCGCATAGATTTGAGATCATGATTGATGGAGAAATTCAAGTATTTGACCAATACAAAAATATACCCCAACAGTTTGATCACGTAATAGCGTTTATTCCTGAAGTCCCTCCACCACCTCACTCACATGAGGATCATGAAGAGATTGAGCAGTGGAGTAACAAGTTTGATAAACTTATGGAGATTGAACGTGCCAGCAGCCGCAAGACAGGGTGATCCCGGGGTAGTAGATTGTGCCCCTTTTAACATACAAACAGCTTCATCGGACGTTTTTGTCAACAATCGAGGTGCCGCTCGTCAAGGAGACAGCAGTATTCCGCATCTATGGAAAAAAGGCAAAAAATGCCCACCGCACTCTAGTACCATCAGTTCTGGCAGTGGCTCAGTGTTTGTTAACAATAGGCCTTTTGCTCGAGTTGGTGATCCGTTTACGCAATGTACTAAAATTGCTGCCGGCAGCTCTGATGTATTTGTGGGCGGCTAACTGTGGCTACACTAACACCAGTGATGTCAATTGCGGGGTCAGGCCTATTACCTGACGCACCAGGACAGATTGGTACGGCCTTGTCACTGCCAACTGATTTATCTAATGCAGTAAATTCCTACGCAAACGTTGCCATTGTATCTGCCTTGAGCAATGTGTGTGCCAATGCTGCCAGTTTTGTTAACGCTGTGCCGGCATTAATGAGTGAATCGGTGTTGTTGGGCTTGTTGGACCTAGGTAGCAACAATTTCCCTGCACTGACAAACACCTTGCCAGGAACCACAGTACCCACTGATGTTGTAGTCAATGGCTTGCTGTCACCTTGGGACAATGCCACAGCATATACTCCGGGTACATATGTGACATATCTAAACAATGTCTATGTGTCAGTTCTGGCTGGATTGGATCAAACGCCGGCTAGTAACAGCGAATACTGGAACATTGTAGAATCATTTTATAAACTATCCAACAATGTTTTGCTGGATGCTAACACCATTATGGGTGGCGGCGACTTGTCCAAGTTCTGTCAGGTATTTCAGTCAGCTGAAGGCTACATTAAACAATCCAACAATACTTTAAACAGTGTCAAGAGCACAGATGTTTTGGCACAAACATTTAATTCAGCCACAGGTGGAATGAACACTCTTACCACAGCTGGATTAAATCAAGTCAGTAATAACTTAGAAAAATTCTCAGCTGATTTACTACAAATAGGACAGTTGATAAACTTGTCAAGACTGGATTACTTGGGTTTGCCCAGTGAGCTATTGGGACAAATCAGTAGAGTAACTGGCGGAGTTATTCCCAGTATCAATGAGTTGTTATTGGCTGTTAATTTAACATCCAACCAGATTAGATCATTGGGCACAGATGACGCAGTGTTTGACGCTACCACAGAAAAAAGGCTGTACGGAGTTCTTAGGTCAGTAACCGGCACAACACTGGAACAAGTGTTGGCAGTGCTGGGAGTTAAGCTCACAGGCTTGACCAATGCCGCTCAGTTATTAAATCCACGAATTATATTACCCAATAGCTACTTGACTTTGTTGTGTCCCACTGACACTGGACTTAAATCAATATACATTACATCAGGCAGCAACACCGGTGCCAATGCCAGTTTGGTGCCTGTGGTCGCAAATCCGGGGGTGTCAGCCTACACTGGCCCTTCGGCTACCAACAGTTACAGTATTTTAAAGTTGATCATACCTCCAGAGCAGGCGTTGGCCAACAAGGCCCTGGCAAGAAGTATGCAACAGGTTAAAAATATTGCAGCATCTAATTTGCCGGCCTTGGCCAAGGCCATGTCTTTGGTGGAAACCAACATTGGGCTGACTGCGGTTTTGAATTTAACCACTCCAGTGCCATCCTATGTTGGAAGTTTTTACAAGCAGGCCCTGGGATCTGGAACTGGCCCAGGCAACACTTTTATACTCAAAGATGTAATTGGGGTAGTGACAGATCCAATGTTTGTCAACAGCTATTCTAATTTAACAACTAGTATTGCATCCATGAATACAGTGCCATTGGGCAATGTTTATACCTACATGAACAATACCATAGCTGGTGATTACAACGATCCAGAACCTGCTACCACAATTACTATACCGTCAGGGCCTGCGGCCGGAACTTATGCCAATATAAATGCCGCATTCACTGATGGTCTAATCCCGGCAGCAAACAGTGCTATATCAAATTTAGTAACAGCTTATAGCTCAATCAATTCTTCTACCACATACACAGTCAACAATGTAATAACAGAACTACAAAGAGAAATAGCCAATCAGAGTCAGGCTGAAATCAATTTTGGCCTAATTACAGGTAACAGCAGTAGTGCCACCATGGGGTTTGCAGCCAGTTTACATGATTATGGATTGCAAAATGACACTGGCGGCGCGGCCCAAGTACTTACCGCATTGGCCAATACTGCTTCCTTGAGTGGACAATGCATTGTTGCTAGTTTGCGAGAAGGTCGAAACATTGCTTCATTACAAGAAGCAGGAATACAGTTTGACACACAAGTTCAATCCAGTGTAACTGTTGTACCAGTAACAAACACCACAAGTAGTACCACAGTTCCCTGGAGCCAAATATCCAATGCTTGGTCTAAGTCAGCTACGTTGACTGCCAGTGACAGGAATTGGGGACTTTATCGATCTTGGCTAGGCAGCCAAGTAACAAATTGGGGATTTGATGGCACCGGCGAAGTTTCGGGCACTGTGGCAGTGACTGCCAGCGGAAAAAATGTAGACATTATCATAGTTGATGGTGTTATTGATCCTAATCACCCTGAGTTTGCACTCAATGCAAATGGCTCAGGCGGTACAAGAGTAAAATATTTTAATTGGTATGGGTTAAATTTACCTGGTGATCCAGCCGCTGGCACAGTATATGATCCACCAATCACGACCACAGCACCGAACTCGGCTGACGACAGTAGACACGGCACACACGTGGCCGGTATTGCCGCAGGCAATACACAAGGATGGGCACCCAATGCCAATATTTACAACATAAGTCCACAGTATGTGACTGGTGGGGTACAATACACATACCTATATCAATATATTTTGGCCTGGCACAATCAAAAAATTGCCAATGGAAATAAAACACCCACCATTGTCAACAACAGCTGGTATTCAAGATATACTGTTCCTTACACCAGTATCACTGCTGTGAACTATCGTGGTACCAGCTATGCAGGACCATTTACCATTGGCCAATTATTGTCTTATGGTATAACTGTTAATTCAAGTAATCAGGCCATTGTGGCATTGAGTAACAGCACCATGAATCAACAGATTGAAAGTTGTATATCAGCTGGTATTGTCATGGTGGCCTGTGCTGGCAATGATGACACTAGAATATCTGTGTCCGGTGATGTTGACTACAACAATACCTTGACTGCAACAGGATTTAATGGTGGATCTCCAATCTACTACACCAGAGGTAGTTCACCATACACAGCAACTGGAGTCATTAATGTTGGTGCTATACGTGCCGGTAAAAATGATGGTAAATCAATTTCTAGTAATTGTGGCCCCGGGGTCGATTTATTTGCGCCTGGAGCATATATCACCAGCAGTTGGTTAACAAGTGCGCCGCCCACTGGAACTGGTTATCCCAATCCGGTGCCGGATCCACGAAACACAAATTATTATATTGCCAAATACAGTGGTACCAGCATGGCTTGTCCACAAGTCACTGGTATGTTGGCTTGTGAGCTTGAAAAGAATCCCACAATGACACCAAGTGCGGCATTTCAGTATGTGGTATCTCAAGCCAAAAAAGGGCAAATACCTGACACTGGTGGCGGATATGCCGACGGGTACAGTCTTCAAGGCGCTCCCAACCTTTATCAAACCCTACCCCCGGACCTAAAAAGTGCTTAAAAATTAAGCAAAAATGTGGCAAAAAAGCCACATTTTTCTGGTTGACCAATAATTGCCCTTTTGCTATAATACTTGTATAGTAATTAAAAAGGAGTTGGAAATGGGTACACGTTCAAGAATTGGTGTTATGCACGGTGACAAAGTTAAAAGCGTCTACTGTCATTGGGACGGTTATTTGGAACACAACGGTCAAATCCTCCAAGAGCACTATGATTCAGCCAAAGCCAACCACCTAGTAGCACTAGGCGACATGTCAACCTTGCGTCCGGATATTGGCGAAGCACATGCCTTTAGCTATCACGACTTGCCCAAAGACGAAGTCGAAGCTTTCAAAATCACAACAGCCAACATGTGTACCTTTTATGGTCGTGACCGCGGTGAGACCGGCACCGACTTTAAAGTATCACACACATTTGAAGAGTTCATTGAACAGGCAGATAACTGTGGTGCTGAGTACTATTATATCATGAAAGACGGTGTATGGTATTGCGGTACTACATACGAAAACACACATCCTTTGAGCCGGACTCTGACAACATTATCTGAGGCTTTGCAAACAGTTGAGGTAGAGTAAATATATGAATGAAACAAACTTCTCAGACTCAAGGTTCAACGAGATAATGGCGGCAGGTTGGATCCGCGATCTCGAAAGCTCGGACAGCCGCATACACAAAGAAAAAACAATTGAAAAGGCCTTGATGGCATCCAAGTTAGGCAGTGCTGATGCACAGGCTTTCTTGTTTAACTGCTATCAAGCCTACAATCCTTTCTATGTGTTTGGCGTACGGCAAGTGCCTGAGACTGAGGGTTTAACTGGTCGCCCCAATCCATGGCCTCGTTTTTGGGCTATGCTAGAAGACCTACGTACTCGTGGCATCACCGGACATCGTGCTCGCGACAAGATTCAGGAATGTGCCAACGAATTTGACAGTGACGAGTGGAACAATTTAGCTCGTCGCGTTTTAATCAAGGACTTGCGTTGCGGCATATCAGAAAAAACCTTGAACAAAGTACTGGGCAAAACTGAATGGAAGATACCAATCTTCAGTTGCCAACTGGCACAAGACTCCACAGACCAGCCCAAGAAGCTCCGAGGTATCAAACGTCTTGAAGTCAAACTAGATGGTGTGCGGGTACTTGCAGTGGTGTCCGGTGATGTGTGTACGTTGTACAGCCGCAATGGCAAAGAGTTTGAGAACTTCCCACAAATTGCCAGCTTTATTGAAGAACATCGTAAAGCATTTCAACACAGTACAGGCTTTGGTGGACAGTTTGTGTTGGATGGTGAGATTGTGGGCAAGAGCTTTCAAGACTTAATGAAACAGGCTCAGCGTAAACGAGACGCCAAAACAGATAACATGGTTTATCATGTGTTTGATATTATGCCACTCACAGAATTCCGGGATGGATTCTGCAATCTACAGCAACACAAACGTATTGATTTGTTGAAACGCAGTCAAGCCATGTTACCTGAGAACAGTTGTGTACAAATTGTACCTGGCATGGATGTGAATTTAGATACAGCCGAAGGACATGATGTCATGCGACGGTTTGCTGAAGCTAGCGTCGAAGAGGGGTACGAAGGCATCATGATCAAAAACATGGATGCACCTTACGAGTGCAAACGCAGTGACTTTTGGATGAAATGGAAACCCACCATCACAGTTGATCTTGACATCGTGGGTTTCGAAGAAGGTACTGGTCGCAATGCCGGCCGGTTGGGTGCTATAATCTGTGAAGGGGAAGACAATGGTCGAAAAATTCGAGTTAATGTTGGCAGCGGTTTCAGTGATAGCAATCGTGATGAGTATTGGCTCAACCGGGATACACTACTTGGTAACATGGTTGAAGTCGAAGCCGACGTTGTCACACAAAACCAAGACGGATCATACAGTTTGAGATTCCCCCGTTTCTTACGAT